GATTTGTGGGGCGTGGGCCGCCGGCTGGCGCCGCGGCTGGAGGCAATGGGCATCACCACAGCTGCCGCGCTGCGCGACGCGCCGGCGGACGACATCCTAGCCACCTTCGGCGTGACGCTGGCGCGCACCCAGCGCGAGCTGCAGGGACATCCCTGCATGGAGCTGGAGGAAGTGGAGCCGGACCGCCAGCAGATCATGGTCAGCCGATCGTTCGCTGATCGGGTGGAGGACCATGAAGCCGTTGCCCAGGCGCTGGCCACCTTCGCCGTGCGCGCCTGCGAGAAGCTCCGCGCCCGAGGTCTGGTCACCGCCGGCATCTGGGTGTTCGCCCAATCCGACGTATTCCGCCCGGAGCTGCGGCAGCACAACGCCAGCAGGACCGTGGGATTGCCCGCGTCGACCGCAGACACCATGGTGGTGCTGGGCGTCGTACGCAAGCTGCTGCGCGGCCTGCTTCGCGACGGCATTGGATACAAGAAGGCCGGCGTGGCGCTGCTCGACCTGGCCCGGCCAGATGAGCTGCAGGCGGATCTGTTCGGGCCGACGGTGGTCGGCAATGAAATTCTGATGGCCACCATGGACCGGATCAACCAGAAATTCGGGCGCGGCACGGCCGGCCTTGGCGCATCGGGTTGGCAGGCACGGCCCGCGTGGGGAATGCGGCAGCACATGCTCTCGCCGAACTACACGACCTCGGTGCACGAGATCCCGCCGGCGCGATGCTGAAATCCTGCGTCGTGGGCCCGTGCATAAAAGGCGTTACGCAGCTAGAAGCAATGTTTCTGCACCTTGCTGCGCGGACGTAACAGCATAAAACCTTAGATTTGCGGCGTCAGCCTCCGCTTCAATTTCTTCTTGTGCTGTGCGTACAGCTTGGCGCTGTCGATTATCCAGAGTCGCATCATCGCTTCGGGTAACTGCACCTATGAGAGCTGCATTCTGCACCCCCACAATTTCTCGAGCACGCTGCAGCTCAAACAGACGCGCGCGAGCATCTCTAACACTAGCACTGACCCGTGTTGGATGCAGAACGTTAAAATGAATAACTGCCCTAGGAGAGCAGAATCCAAAGCGAACCTTTTGCCCACCGTGAACGAGCTGGGCAGTCCGGCCGAAGTAATCAACCAGCTCCGGCCGGAGGCCAATCACTATATCGCGAACCTCAGTGCTGAATCGCCTATTTATGTCCTCTGGCAACGGAGTGTCGGACTGGTCCATCTCCTCCAACTTCGCCAGGTTAGCCATACTGGAATACAGCAACGCTGCAGTTCGCAAAAGCGACGGCACATCGGACGCCTTCGTAAAGCGAACCGCGCCCGGATAGACCCCCATGAACGGACGCTCAAGCTGATCAATTCCACTTTGGCGTTGATTTGCCATCGCGAGGAATGACCTAAGCGAATGCTCTATAAGCTTCCTTGCGCCACCTGCCTGCTTACCGAACATCCCATCCAAAACTTCGTCTCTAATGAGTCGAGATACACCATGCGCGCCATTGAAAGAGTAGACCACGCCAGCCAAGATACGCTCACCCGTTCCTGATACAGGCTCCCAGAACAAAGGCCGCCACGGGTGTACGCAGGCCTCATCAGTGTGTCCATCAGCGCCAGAGTTAACATAATTCATTGGCTTTGGCCCAATAGGTCGCGGGGCTGAGGAAAGCGCGCAAGGATTCGCATACCTAGATTATTAAGGCGCTCTAAAATCAGCATCTTCCAATCTTCACAACCATGATGCCGCTCAATTTCCAGACATATTTCAGCAGGAGCCGCACGCTCTAGAGCCATCCACCGAGCTATGGCCGCTTGGGCAGTATGATCACCTTGACCGCTGAGGGTTGCAATTTCACTGAGAATATTTCGATCCGTCATTGCAGATCCATTGCCAAGTGCGAAGGCGTGATCGATCCATGCTTCCTCTGAGCCATCCCACAGGATGTTGCCCAAGTTACGATCCCTATTGTCAATCGCTTCATCAACGGCAACGGCAAGCGATGTGGATTGGAAGGACATCACCACGTCGCACGCCATATCTGTTAGAACTCGGACCTCTTCTGGAGACAGTCCCTGATTGTCTAAACCAAGGGACTTCTTCAGGTTAGGGTATCCAACATCTGCGCTCGCAAAAGAAACCCGGCCAGGCTCATCAATCAGGTACGGAGTTGGCACTTTAAGCCCCCACCTAGTCAAAAGAAGGCCACAGAAAGCCTCAGCAAATACGAGCTCTGGTGAATCCCTTTTCAGGATCGCAGCGTGCTGCTCACCTCCGGCGACCTCGATTACACACCTCAAGGCACCAGTGATCCCATCTCCTGCCGGAGTCTCTGAGCCCTCAACCAGTGTTGCCCAAGCCAGCGTCATCCTTTCCCCCTGCCAAGTCCAATCGACGGCGAGTGTCGCCCTACCATTAAGGTAGATGATCGATGGATACGCTTCGCTAGTCCAGCAACTGGCAGTTTACTAGGCGAGGTTGTTAGCAGTAATACTAATACACGCCAGTATCATGGGGTGAGACATACGGTGTAGGCATGTGCGGCCGATTCGTCCAGCTCCCCGTTGTCGACTTCGGCCTGTCAGGCTTGGCGGACCTCGCCCCCGGCTTGGCCGAGATGCAGCCCAGCTTCAACTTGGCGCCCACCCAGCGGGCGTCGGTCATCCTCGACCGCGGCGAAGGCCGCCAGGTCACCCGGATGGCCTGGGGCCTTTTGCCCTTCTGGGCCAAGGCCAGGGGCCTGCAGGGCAAGACCATCAACGCACGCATCGAGACGGTGGCCGAGAAGAACGCCTTCAGGACGGCTTTCAAGAAGCGCCGGTGCGTCATCCCCATGGCCGGTTACTACGAGTGGTCGGTGAGCCCCGAGGACGGGAAGAAGGATCCGTGGTTCATCCACGCGGCCGGCCCGTTGTTTGCGGCCGGCCTGTGGGAAGACACCAGCCCGCTGCTGCCGGATGGGAACCTGGGCACCTTCACAATCATCACCGGCGATAGCAGCGGCGTCTCTGCGGATATCCATGACCGCATGCCGGTGTGGCTGCAGGCCGGCCAGATCGATGACTGGATGGCCACCGGCGCAGACGACGCGATGGCGATGCTCCTAGCCAGCGAGCCGCCGGCAATGGAGGCATACCGCGTCAGCCGCGCGGTGAACTCGCCGCGGAACAACCGCGACGACCTACTGCTGCCGGAGGCATAACCACTGCCCGGACCGATTCTCAGGAAGAGATGGATGTTTGCCGGTAGCGTAGACTCTGCCTCCTGCAAATCACCGAGAAGGACCTCGAATGAGCGACCGCCTGAACGTCACCTTCGATCTCCGGTTCATACCGGAAACTGCTGAACGCCTCTCTGGTGCCGACGTTTCTCTGCCAGGTCTCCTGCCCGTTGACGGACTGACCCCGAGCGCAGGTGACCTGATCGACCTGCAGGTCGATGGCCACACGATCGCTTTCCACGTACGCGCGCGCCACTTCCGTTGGCTGGACCCTACGCACGTGATTCTGCAGCTGACGATGCAGTTGCCGGAAGAAGCCAGACTGCCTAGCGCCATATCGAATTCAACGACACGGCCGCCGGCGCAGCATTAGTAGGTCGCTGTGCCGAACAACCGGCGCACTCCCGCAAACGGGTTGTAGCCCCCGATAAGCGGCGCCATGGTCAACAGGTCCACCGCAGCGACTGTGAGCTGATTCCGCGCTGCATTGAGCCGCCCTACAATCCCCGGGAATTCTTCATTCCATGTGCCACCAGCGAGTCCGATCATCGGATTGGCCCATAGCCACGGATTGGCTTGGCCCTTGGTGAGGTTGAATGCCTTGGGCCAATCCTGGCTGTCCATATCATTGAACGCCTGAGTGATTCGCAGCTGCCGGTATGCGGACGCGAAAACCAGATTCCCGCTCGCATCGAAGACGTCCATACCAAAGGTCGACCCGCCTGACCCCATCGCCACCCGAGTGGATAGTACTGCCCAGTCGAAGGGGCACTGGCCCCACAACTGCACGGCTCCATAGGGTCTGGCTGGCGCACTCCCCACCACCCCGTGGGGAGAATTGACGAAACAGCCCCCAACGTACTGCCCCGTCGACTCCGGTCGGATGATGACCATCGGACATTCAATGGCGCTGCTGGTTACTGGGTCCAGCCCAATGTTGACGTAGTAGCTGTTGCTGCCGGCAGCTTTGGTGTTGCAGTACCCGCCGAACGCATATCGCGGGTTTCTGTAGTCGCTGTCGATCTGGAGGACCTGCTCGTCGTTGAAGACCTGAAGGCCAGCGTTCATATGCGAAGCACCGTGTAGTAGTTCACCTGTGGATTCGTCCCGAAAGAGTCATTGCAGACCACGTTGAAACCGCCGTTGACAATGGTGACGGGGTTTCCAGAACCCGGACCCGATGACGCCACCACGATCCAGGTGCCGTCATTGGCCATGCCGGGCACCGCGACGAAAACGGTCTGAACACCAGATCCTCCTGGGGGCTGGTAGGAGCCGGAGACAACATGGCGGGTCAACCGCTCTGTCACATCCAGCACGAGGACGCCGTTGGCGTCCCATACTTGCAGGCCCTGTGCCATCACCAGATCCCGAGGCGCACGCGCAGCGTGCCGTTGGCGTCGTAGACCCTGATGGCCCGGTCGTTGATGGTCAGATAGCCACCATCATTGGCGCCCGTCATCGTCAAGGTGCCGTTCTTGTCCAACCGCCACCGGGCGTTCCCGCCTGCCCCTGTCGCGTTGGACTGGATCACATCCCCGATCATGGCGTTCTGGATCCAGCCAGTCCCGATCAGCGCCTGGTTGATGAAGGTCTGCCCACCCTGGATCACGAACGGCGAAGTGACGCTCCCGTTGACCACGTTGATGACGCCGAAACGGTCGGCCTGCATCAGGATCTGACTCTGATAGCTGCCGTCGGGCTGCTGCTCGACGCCCAACCCCATGCCGGCCATGTAGATCTGGCCAGCACTGGTGATCTGGGCCTTCACTGTATACGTGGCGCTGATCTTCCCGTTGAGGTCGACGATGGCCTGGCTGGTCTGCTGGACGGACGCCTGTATGCCCCCCAGATCAATGTCACCCACCGATGCCTCGACGCTATCCACGCGCTTGCCCAGCGCTCGATCAGCCTCAACCATCACAGTCTGGACGGAGGTGCTTCCTGCGAAGACGTTCGTGTTGCCTGCGCCCCAATCGGAATCGCCGGCGCCCTGTGTGTCCAGTTGGGCGAACAGGCCATCGGTCTTCCGCCCAACCGCCTGCAGACCGGTCTCAGGGTCGTTGACGGCCAGCTCTAGCGAGTCGACCCGCCCAACCACCGCGCCGGCTTGGGCGATGGCATCGCCCACGTTCTGCCAGTTGGCGCTGGGCGGCTCGTCGTTGCCCGGGCCGGTGCCCTGCCAGCTCCAGATCTTGCCGTTGTGCACCACGGTCTGGCCGGGATCGTAGATGGCCTCTGCAGACCAGATCAGGGGCACAATATCGCTGATGCTCTCGATCTCGGCCAGCAGCTCCTGCGCCAGCGCGCTCTTATTGATCAGGCCGGAGAAGTAGGTGTCGTACAGCGTTGCATCGGTGCTGGCCTCGCCCATCACGCCGGCGCCGGTGGGATACCAGGGCCCGATGTTCCCGCTCCGGTCCACCAGGCGCGCCCAGAAGTAAAAGCGTGCGCCGGCGGCCAAACCATCCAGCTGCAGTCGGTTCTGAGGATAGGCATAGTCACCAAGCTTGCTTGCGGTTTCCCGGTTCGGACCGGTGCTTCGCCAGATCTCTGTGCGCTCGGTGTCCGTCGCGCCCGCGGGGAATGCCCATGCCAACTGGATCCCGAACACGATGGAGCTCGCCGTGAGCGAGGTGACTGCAGGCGGCGGCTCCGTCTTGCCAAAGATCTCAGTCAGGGGGCTCATCGCCGGCAGGGACACTGCATTGAGGGCATTCACCGCGCGCACGCGCGCCAGGTACATGCCAGCGTAGATCCCCGGGATATCGATGCTGGCGGTGGCCACCCGCCCTGCGCGCACCCAGTTCAGATCATCCCGCTTCCACTCCACGTCGTAGGCTATGGCCTTGTCCGCCGCGTCCCACTGGATCGTGAGCGTGGGCGTGGCGATGCCCTGGTTGATCACCACGTGAGACGACAACGACACGTTGGTCGGCGGCGGCTGCACGCTCGGTGGGATGATGCTGATGGGCGGCAGCTCCAGACGGGTGCCGTCATCGATCGCGGCATACTTCCCGGGCACGTGCTTCAGCGCCGTGATGTTGAAGGTGAGGTCGTCCCCTTCGGAAATACCCACCACCCGGAACAGCTGCAGCACCAGCTCACTCGATTCGGTAGCCCACACAGACTGCTCCACCGGGACAGCTGACCACGGGGCCGCCACGGTCACCACGCCGGTGCCGTGGTCGATCGCACTGACGCTGCGGCCTTCCACCTTGCCGCTCGGGAGCGTCGCGTGCAGAAGGTCGCCGGATACCATTTCGTCAGGGATGCGGTCCAAGGTGAGGCTGGTAGCCGTCGCCGCGCGCACGCGCCCTGCATTGCGGCGCCCGGCTCGGTTGGGATCGGCGATCTGGATTACGTCCCCAGGCATGCAGGACATGGCATCCAGCCCGACGGAGAAGGTCACAGTCTCCGTTTCCAGGTTCTCGGTGAACAGGATGTGGTTGCCGACGCGCTGGGCCTGCGCGCGGGAGTGGCACCCGATCGCGGTCACCTCGGTCTGGTTCACACCGTACCGGGCAATACCTTCCAGGTGCTGCACCGGCTCCACCTTCTGCCGGCCAAAGTCGTCAGGATCGGTCCAAGACACCAGCGCAACGGTGTGGCGCGCCTTTCGGCCGCTGCCCTCGTAGCGGAAGCGCCCCTCGATCACGTTGGCCTGGCTGAAGGTCATGGTGGGGTCCTTCGGCATATCCGCCGAGGCCATTACCTGCCCCGCCGCGTAGAAGCTGATGCCGCGGAACATGCTGGCCATGTCCTGCAGGACCTTGTACGCGTCGGCGCGGCTCTGCAGGTACAGGCTGCAGGTGAACCGCGGCTCCCTTCCGCCCAGCCCATCGTTCACCAGCTGATCGCAGTACTGCGCGATCTGGTACAGGCGCCACTTGTCCACCCAGTCCAGCGGGATCCGGTTTCCCAGGCCGAAGCGATCGTTGGTCACGATGTCGAAGAATACCCAGGCCGGGTTGTTGGTCCAGGCAGCCTTGAACGTGCCATCCCAGGCACCGTTGGTCGTGCCGATGCCGCTGGTCGCGTAGTCCCTGGTAATCGGGTCGTAGTTGGCCGGCACGCGCACGATGCGCCCCCAGATGCGGTACGACCGCGAGGGGATGTTCTGGAATGCGCTGGCGTCCACCTGCACCGCTGCGAGCGCGCAGTTCGGGTAGCGCAGCTTCACGTCGATGATTTCCGTCATGGACAGCACATTCACCGTGTCCGAAATCAGGGAGTTGTTCTGGTTCGGGGTCAGCCGACGGATACGGATCTGCCACTGTGACCCCGGCGGCAGGTCAATGCGGCGGCTGCGCTCGTATTGGGTCGTGGTCTTGCCAGAAATGGCATCGTTGAGCACCGTCGTGTAGGCCCCCCCGTCGGTAGAGACATCCACCGCGTAGCTGATGGAATAGCCCTCACGGTCGCCATCCTCGGCATCCACTTCCTGCAAGGCCGGCACAGCCAACCGAATCCGGACGGCGGACAGGTCCGCGCCGCTGACCGTGCGCACCACGGGCACGCCGCTCCGCAGCTCGACGTTGACCGAAACTTCATTCTCGACCGAGGGGAAGCCGGGGATGTACGACTGATCCTGCGTGCCGGAGCGCGTATCCACCGAAACGCCGCTGAAATTAAACGTGCCGTCGGCGTTCTGGATCGGCACCTCATTGAGGTAGATCGACTGGTGACCTGCCACCAGCCCACGAATCTCCCCCTCGCCAACCAGATCCACGATGCGTGCGATCGCCATCGAGTGCAGGCTGTCCGGAACCTCGGTGGGCGTGCGGGCGTTGGAGCCGCCCTTGCCCCCGGCACCGGCCAGGCTCACTACCCTGCCGACCTGGTCCGCCAAGGGGCTTGCCACAGCCTGATGGTTCACAGTTGGTCCTCCGCCATGATGCCGCCGCTGATCACCGCCGAGCCGACGAGCATCCCCTTCGTGTCGTGTCCACCGTAGGGAACCGGTACAGGATTGCCCTGGGCCTGGGTGTTCACAGTTCCGTTCATGCTGTAGCTCGGCTGGTTCTCGACGCTGTCCTGCGAACCCAAGCCCTTCGGCTGCGGGCCCAGCATCTGCACTACGCCACCAATGGCCATCACCGCACCCGAGTAGACCAGGTTGTAGTTCTGCGTCCACACGCCAACGACGATCATCACGACACCCAGAATGATGTTCAGCACGCCGCCGCGCTTGCTGCCAAGCAGCACCGGTGCAATGCGGATATCGTCGGCGCCCGGCGGATCCTGCAGCTGATCCTTGGTGATGTTCTGCTTGCCAATGAACACGGCGAACGCCATGCCCTGCTCCTTGGCCGTGGCAAGGTACTGCTGGAAGCCCGGCACGATGGCGCAGAGCGCGCGGATGGCTTCAGCGGGGCTGTTCACCGCGAGGCGGAAGCTGCGGCCGAACCGGCTGCCCAGCTGGCCGTACAGGCGAACCGTGCGCATGCGCTCAGTCATGGCGGACATCCTTGTGACGGACGATGTAGCGGGTGCGCTCGGCCCACATGCCGCCGTAGGGGACAACGTCCGACAGCCGACCGTGCAGGTGGTGCAGCATCTGGCCGTCGCCCATGAGGACCCCGGCATGGTTGGGTACAGGGGAGCGGATCTGCATCAAGACCATGTCGCCGCGGCGCGGCTCGCCGTCGAACAGGTCGAAGCCCTCGGCGCGCAGCCGGTCCAGGCTGTAGAGGTCCTGCCCCTTCTCCCACCAATCGTCCTCGCGCTCGTACTGGCTGAGGTGTACGCCCAGCTCACGTGCGAAAAAGTCTCGCACCAGCGCGTAGCAGTCGGTGATGCCGTGGGCGAACTGGCGTCCAACCAACGGCGCCTGGTAGCCGCACGGCTCGATGGTCTGCAGGTCGCCGCATTCGGGGTCGGCACCGGTGCACTGCCCAATGCTGACGATGTGCCAGGGCAAGCCACTGGCCTCGCACATGACGCGGTCCGCATCAGACGGCGTTGCAGCGGCGTTCGGATGGCTGTGTACCACCGCCAGCACCTCCCCTTGGTCCTCACCCGCGGCGAAGTCCTCAGCGGGCAGGATGAAGTGCTCGCTGGGGGTGGTCGCCGCATTACGGCAGGCAACGTAGACCTCACCGCCGGCCGTAGCCACCACCAATCCGCAGCATTCGCGGGGATACTCGGCCACGGCGTGCGCCTGGATGGCCTGCAAAGTTGTCTGTTGCATGGTTTCGCCCATGAAAAAGCCCGCGCATGGCGGGCTGTATGGCTTTCAGGTTGGGGGGAATTAGGTCCGCAGAAGGCCGGCGGCAGGGAACCCGCCATAGGGCAGCTCTTTGTCTTCGCCGAAGCGGAGCTTGCAGCCGCGCACCAGCCCGCTGCACTGGTCACGCGCAGGGTCATCGGTTGGAACGTCATTGGCATCAGCGACAGCAGGGCCCGTGTACCCGCAGTAGTGGCCGCGGTATCCGCCACGGATCAGCCAGCCGCAGACTCCGGCGATGATCTGCCGGCCGGGAAGCTGCTCCCCGTTCAGGTCGATCGCGGTGGTCAGCTCAAACTCGACCACTTCCTTGTCCTCCGACACCTTGCGCTCGATGAACCACACCTCATCCTGGAAGTGCTCGTTGGGGTCGGCCGTAGGATTGCCATCGGGGAAGTTCGCCGCGTCGAGGTACTTGACCAGCGTCTGCCGGCGGATGACCCGCGCGCCGACCAGATCGCCGAACATCAGGCACAGCGCAGCGATCCGCCCATCGATGTTGCTGACGCTCAACTTCGGAGTGGGCGGCTGGTCGCCCGTGCGGGCGAAGCCTTCAGCCTTGATGGGCCAGGCCCCATACTCCTGACCCTGCCACCAGATCACCCCGGACTGAAGGTGCTGGTGGAAGAACAGCTGATCAGCCCCGAAGCTGCTGCAGTCCAGCTCGTACAGCGTGACGCGGCCACCGGGCTCCAGCTGTTGTGCATCGGCCGTGATCATGGCAGCACCACCGGCGGCGCAGACTCAGCTGCACCCAGCGGCAACTCCAATGTCACCGGCCACGGGTATGCCTCTGGCTGCGGTAGTAGCGGTCGGACCTGATCCCACGTCTCGATGCCTTCGGGAGGGTTCTGCACCAGCAACACGAGCGCCAGGTTTACATCGTCGCGCCATGCCGACATCGCCTGCGCTTCCTGGCGGTACTGCTCAACGCTGCTATTGAAATAGCTCACACAGCTTTCGATGCTGTCGTAACCACGCGCTGCGGCAACGCCACGCATCCATGCGAACGCTGCATCACGAATAGCGCGGTAATGCTCGGGCGAGTGCGGGACCGGGCCAACCAGTTGAACCTGGACGGGTTCGTTGCCTTCGGCCAGCCAGGTTTCGTAGGCGCCCCACCACGCATGTCCGCGTGGAATAGATGCGCCTGTTTCGACGCATACGATGATGTCCGGGTTTTCAGTCAACTGATACATTAGGGCAGCTCCGCTTCAGCAGTCCAGTTGAACGCAGCCAGATAGCTGTAACCGGCCGTCATAGGGAACGTAGGGCGTGCATCAACTTGGAAGAAGGTGCTGCACACTGCTGGAACACTTGCCGGGTTAGAAGTGCTATCCCAAGCCCCGTTAAAAAGCTGGATGGAATTTGGGCTACCCGCAGACGTTTCACTGCCACGGAAGATTGTAATTGCCGGGGTTGAACGCATTTCTACTCGAAACCCCTGACTGATTCGAGCGTTATTCGCGTTAAACGCTGAAGCAGTCGCGTGGATACCAACGTGAACGCTCGGGCCCGGCAATACATCAACAGGGAAGCTTTTTTGGTAGTAGCGTTGGCAGTTCATAAGTTGAACGGACTTCGGAGTTCGCTCGAATCCAGTCGCTGTACCACCCAGTTCTAGCTGCATCTCTGATATAGCGAACGATCCGGACTGACTTGCGATCTGGCCACCGTAACTACCGCCACAGAAATCAACCACCAGGTACAAGCTGCTGTTTGCACCTATGGTTTTCCCTGCGGTGCTGGGAATAGTGAAGGTGATCTGCACAAGGGTCGGGGTTGTCGTGCACTCGATAAGTCCTGCCTCAATTGTCACAGACGCAGAACCACCTGACCCGAATTGTTGAATCGCGCGAACGCCAACCTTTCGCCCGGCCTCGCCGTTAAGCCACATGGAAAGGGTGACTTGGCCCTGCGCCGAGCGCACATCTTCAATCCGCTGCCCGCTCCACGCTGCGGCGTTGCTTCCAAGCGAATTTACGTTGTAAAGAATCGCATTGGTTACGCGGGGTGGGAGACTGGTCGCACCTGGACCGACGACGCCCCGAGACACGTCAAGATTGCAATTGAGCGCCGAGGCCGAAAAGCGGTCTGCAAAATAGGCTTCCGACCCCAAGGTGCCAGAACCGACCCCGACTCGACCCGACGTGCGCCGTTGCCAAATACCGAAGTCTCCGTTTATAAGGAGATTCTTGCCCGGCCTGCGCGGATCAAGGACCCCGCCAGTGCCCAGAACGTCGTAGATCTCCTTGAAGTTCTCATTGACCTTCCCGAATGCGATCTTGGCAATATCACCGACCCATCCCGGGTTCTGGGTTTCGGTATCAATATTCTGTCGTGCCATGGCCTTTCCTTACGGCTGGAACGTTTGTTCGAAGGTGCAGCTGATACGCAGGTAGCCCTCAAGCTCGTCCACTGCGGACAGCTTTGTGCAGCGGTACAACGCTTCTGACTCGCCGGGTGGGGTCCACAGGAACGACTCGCCGCGCTGGCGGCGCAGCCGCAAGAACGCTTTCGCATCGCCCAGGTGGTCAACCTCGCGATGTCCCCAAAGCTCCAGCTCCCAAATCTGCTTCTCGTTGTTGATGCCGTCCGCTGCCTGCTGGGAGTATCCATCCCCGAAAGCTGCGGCGCGCGTGATGGCCTCGTATTCAACACGCGGAGGCGCGCTGTAAACGAGCCAGATGAATGTCTCTTTCATGTGTCGTGGCTTCCCTGTAACTGCAAGGCTCGTGACCTAACCCCCGTTCATCACCCGCCGTTCTTCAGCGCCCACAGCACACCGCGTGGGCGCATCTGCTGCACAGCCCATTCGTTTGCCATGGAGTTGAAGCTGTTCCTGACCTGCTGAGCGGTCGTGTTACTGCGAGCTGATGAGTCGTCAGCGCTACTTCCTTCGTTGTTGACCTCGAACCGGCTGTTGAAAGTCAGGATGAAATCACCCTGCCCCATGACCATGGCCCTGGCGCCAACATCCCCAGCCGGCGTCCCGCCTCCGGCATATCCCGCCAGGCCACGGCGCATCGCCTCAACAACCGCAACCCCGCCAGCGCGCGCAACGTCACGCTGCGACCAGACCACCTCGCCCTTGTGCACAACACCGGCCGGCTGATTTACCGCACCGTCGCCGGTGTAGCCGCCAGTCGAGTATCCACCTCGGAAGTTGTTCAGGTTGTTGCCGAAGCCTCCGATGGAGCCGGCCCCGGTCCCGTTACCGGTGTAAGTGGAAGTGCCACCGCCCCAGGCGCTCGCCACCGCGTTGACGATGCCCATGATTGCCTGGCGGGCTGCGATCTTTGCCAGGTCAGCCAGTACCGACTTCGTGAGATCCGAGAAACTGAGCTTCCCGGTCGTGGTGAACTTCACCCACGCGTCTTCGAAGCCACCAATGACGGTTCCCACGGTATCGCCCATCTGCTGCGCATAGTTGCTCGCGGTCTGCTGGTAGTTGGCCCATGCCGCGCTGGCGCCGGCCAGCCAGTCGCCCTCTGCAGTGCGCAGGTCGTCGTAACCGTTCTTGATGAGCTGCAGGCGGTCCAAGGTCTTGGCGTGAAGCACCGCCTTCTCTTCTTCGAACGTTACCTGGTCGATCTGGTCTGCATTGCGCTGCAGGCTCAGTTCCCTCAGCTTTTCGGCTTCATCCGCCAGCGCATCGTTGATCCGCTGCTGGATCTCATACTCGCGGTCGCCCATCCCCACGCGCTGCGCCTGGGTGGCCAGCTGTCGTGCGAGAGCGTCGTTGCTGGCCTCGAGGGCGCTGGCGTAGGCCCTGACCGCATTCTCCCGTGCCTTGGTAACTCCCTCTTCCTCCTTCCTGAGGATTTCCAAGGCTGTGGCGCCTTCGATGCGGAGCTTGGCCAGTCGTGCTTCCAGCTCGCCGACCTGGCGATTCACGCCAATGGCGTCCTTTCCGCTCACAGACTGCTTCTGCAGGAACGAGATCTGCTGCTCCAGCGACTTTGCCTGGGCATCTGTTCCCTTCTGCACCTGCTCCTGCATGCGGCTGTAGTATTCGGCCGCGGTAATCTCGCGCGCGGCGAACTGCGCCCTGATCAGCTGCGTACCGGCCGCGATCTGGGCCTGTTCCTCGATCAGGTCATCCTTGTAACCCTGCAGGCCGGCTGAGCGTGTCGCAGAGCCAGCGCCGCCGCCGGCCTTCGGCTTCTCAGCGTACTTCTTCTCGATGGCGGCGACAGCTGCGGCACGACGCTCTTCAATGGCGCGCACCTCGTCCACGAGCCCGGCAGCCTCAGCCTTGCGTCGGACGGCCTCTGCCTGACCGTTTATCTGGGCGATTTCCCTTTTCTTCTTCTGCTCCTTCGTGGCCTGGGCCTCGATGATCGCGTCCTGCTGCTGCACGTAGTCTGCGCTGGCGTCCTGTGCAGCCTTTATTTCTGCATCCTTTCGTTCCTTGATCAGGTCTACAGCCAATGCCTTGATCTTCTCCGACCGGTCCTTGATCGACTTCTCCATCGCCGCCAAGGCAATGGGATTCCGGGCCAACGGCAGGCCCTGCTGGGTACCGCTAGCCAGGCTATTCAGCCTCTCCAGTTCGCGCTGGTTCTCAGCCAACAGTTGCTGCATTTGTGCTGCTGCTGGCCCAAGGCCGACGTTCGCCTGCATCGCAGACCACGCCTTTGTGGCCTCAACCCACAGGTCCTTGAATCCCCGGATCACCGGGTTCTGGCTGGCGCGGACCCGAGCCAGCGCCATGACAGTTTCATCCGATGCTGCGCGGGTGATCACGGTCACGGCGTCCTGGTTCCGGCCTTGCTCCTGCAACGCCTTCACCTGCTCGTAGAGCGCCAGGGTCATGAAGTTGACCTGCTCATTGAGCTTCTGCGCCCCTTTGACTGGGTCATCCGCGAGCTTTGCGTACAGGGCGATAGTCTCATCGAGCGCTTGCCCGCTGATTTCCTTCATCGCCACAGCCGCGTTGGCCACGTCCTGAAGGTTCTGCGCAGCAATCTTCCCGTTCGAGCCGACGGCCTGAGCCGCGTCTGCACCAGCACCGGCAGTAACCTGTAGAGCGTCGCTGGTCTTCTGAGCCATGGTGACGAGCGTCAGGGTCGTCGCGGCCGCCTCATTGCGCGACAGGACCAGCGCCTTTGTGTAGGCCTGGGCCTGTTGCTCGGCGTCGTACCAGGCGTAAACCACCAGACCAATAGCTGCCGCGGCGACGGTGTACGGGGTCACCATGCCCAGCAGCGCCGACGACACGCCCTTCAGTGCCGGCTCAACACCACCGAAGCTGTCCTTGATCTGCCCACCCTGCTGCACCAGCACAGTGAAGAACGGCATGCCGCCCTGCAGGCTGGTGAAGATGTCGGTGAACTGCGCCGGCAGCTGCCGCATGGCCTGCGCAGTCTGGCCGGCCGACACGCCCAGCTCTGTGATGTTGTTCCTGGTAGGCAGCGGCTTAGCCGCCTCGCCGCGCACCTCGCGCAGCTGGCGGGTGAGCACCCCGAGACCTTGGCGGATGTCGGCCAGGTCCGCACTGATGCGGACGCGCAGATTTGCTGAGGGCTCAGCCATGGTTATCGGTTCCAGGTTGTTTGCCGGCCGGCACAGGGTTGCTCAGGGCGGCTAGGTACGCCCGCCAATCCGCCTGCGGCGCAGCCATCGCCATTCGGGTGGCCACGGCGTAATCCGCGACACGATCACGGTCGTCCTGGGCAGCAGCTGCTGTGAATCCGCGCAGCTGCGCCAGGGTGTAGGTCATAACGTCCGAACGAGAGTGGCCGTGCCCGATCAGGAACTGGACAAGGTCGGCGATTCCGTATTCGCGTCCGCCTGCAGCTTGGCCTGCAGCAGAAGCTGCCGCAGGCGATGGGCGAAAAAATCCCGGTTCAGGCCAACAACCGCATCCAGCAGGTCTGCGACCTCGTCCAGGGTTGCCCCCGAGATCCATTCGGCATCCCGCCCGGTGGCCACCGCCAATGCTGCAGCGATTTCGGCGCCATCCTGCTCGAGCAGGTCCAGCAGGATGGCGCCGACTGCGGCCCGCTCCGACCCCTCAATTGCGCCGGCCATCATTGCCACGCGGGCAATGATGGTGCGGCTGGCCGAGATGAACGGACCTATCTGCTGCAGGCGCAGCGGGCCCACAACCAACACTTCACCACGAAAGGGAACCTTGCGGGTCGGCGGGTTGATGACGTCATCATCGGCCACGGCTTACTTCTCCTGCTCGATGTGGAAGTAGGCCGACTTGTCACCGCCGGTGGCCTTGGTCGCGTCCTTCAGCAGCGCACCCGGCACGCTGCCGGCGCCGAACTCATTGCCGATCAGGCCCATGCTTTCGATGACACCGCCGGTAACCTTGTGCGCCACCAAGCGGACCATCTTGCCGCCACGTGCTTCGTTGGCGCCGTAGAACTGCATCTCGTAGAACTTCTGCGAGGTAACCGCGGCTTCGACGTGGCCCAGGTCACCATTCTTGTAGGTGACCTTGATGTTGGGCGCACCAGCCTGCGTTGCCGGGGTGATGGCCGAGTCCGTCGGAATGAACAACATGCCGCGTTCCAGGCGGTAGTCCTTGCCTGCCTCATAGGTGGCAGTGCCGGTGACGGGCTTGACCGAGGTGATTTCACTGGCCAGCCGGACAAGGGGGGCGTAGCTGCCCTTCGTGGCAACCACCAGTTCGTCGGTCACGGTTCCCGCGGCGATGCTGCTGGCCTTGCCACGCGTCGCCCGGGCGAAGTTCTCGGGGTTGAAGTCGTGGAAGGTGTAGTTGAGGTTGTAGCCGGTGACGCGATCAACGCGGTTGGCCGTGCCGCCACCCGGGTTCTGGTAGTCCGCCAGTTCGATGGTGTTGGTCTGCGGCGCCAGGGTGTAGGCGGAAACGTTGCCGACCTCGAGGAACGGATCGGTGGTGTTCCACTCACGGATCAGCACGATGCCGCTGCCCAGGTAGCTGTAATCTTCGGCCATGATGGCTCTCCAGTTGGGTTGCCGCTGAGCGGCGGGTTACTTCTTGGGGATGTGGGACTGGTAGGTGAGCAGCACGCCGACCCAGCCGGCGCTGGCCTTCTCCGGCATCAGCGGCTCCATGCCGACGTACACCGGCACCTGAATGCCATCGGGGAAGTTCCTGGCCACCTCGCGGCTGTCCATGGCCGCCTCAATGTCGGTGACCAGGTCGTCCAGCCTTTGCTGATAGCCCTCCGTGTCAGCCGGCACCTTGGCGATGACGCTCACGGTGGTCAGCCGATGCGTGTGGACCTTGGCCGGAGTGTCCGGGCGCTGCTGCTTTTCGATGACGGCTGTCAGCACAGCCTGGGTGTCTTGATCTCCCGGGGCAGGTTCCAGGGTCCAGCCAGAACCAGCATCGGTCAGGTAGCCGTTCTGGGTACTGATCAGCTGCAGGGTGGTACCCATGGCCAGCAGCAACTGGCGCCGTGGGCTCGGGATGGGATCAGACATTGGCCACCTCCCACACCGCCGTCGATTCGTCGCCGCGGATCTTCTGCACCAGCTTCAACTGCCGGCCGGTGCCGTCGATGCGCACCACGCCGCCCGCGCGAGGGGTGGTCTCCGCCAGCTGCAGCGTGACCCGAATGATGTCGGTCGCAACGGGTGCCACGTCGTCCGGTGCGAACTGCTCGACAGCCTCGTCCAGCAGCACCGTGCACGGCACCTCGTGCGTGCTACCCGGACCCTTGTAGTAAGCAGCATCGGCGACGCCGGCTGCGCGGAAGGCACCAAACGCGGCTGCGTCGAAGGCCTGCATGAATGCTTTCTGGTTCAAGGCAGAGGCCTCGCGGTTTCCATTGCCTTCTCCAGCTCGCGCTTCAGGTAGAACGGCATCAGCCGCCTCCAGGTGTCCTCGGCCATGCCGAAGATGTCGTAGCGCGGCGTGTAGGTGGCGCTGTTGGTGAATATGAAGATCGAGCGCACGGCCGATCCCCAGCCCGTTGTGATGCGCTCATAGATGCCGGGCCGCAGCCTGCCTCGGCGGCGGGTGAGCACGAAGTACTCGCCACCCGTCGGAGCCTTCGTCCTGCGGCGCTTCATGCTGGTCGGCGTTTGGTTCTGGTAGCGGTCCCGTTGAGCGCCCAGCTGAGACAGGATCTTGGTCACCTGGCCGGCCGGCACGTTGCCGAACTGGTTGGCCCGGGCACCGCGCCCCATCACCGCAAACTGCGTCGGCGACAGCAGGCCTCGGCTCTGCAGCAGCCGCTCAAATCCCTTCCGACGGCGCTGACCACCATCTACCTCAGCCAACAGGTACTTCGCCGGCGGCGTGCCCTTGAAGGCTTCATCGCGAATGAAAATCTCGGCGTACGGCTGGGCCTTGGTGGCTTTGCGGTACATGGCCGCGTTGACCGTCAGCGGCGTGGGCCGGTCGAACACCCGTAGCGCCTGACGCTTCCAGCGCTCGCGGATCTCGTAGGCCACCTTGTTGGCGGCCTGCGACGCGGCATATGGCAGCTGTGACTGCTCCAACTCGGTGAGCTGCCGCCCGAATGCATTGTCGGGATCGACCCCGATCCTGATCTGGGCCATACAACCTCCAGCCCGGCCCGCCGAAGCGGGCCAGGCACTACTGGCTTACTTCGCGCCGGCCTTCAGGCGGATCACCGCATCCGGTCGGGTATTGATGTTCAGCGGGTTGGACTGGCTTTCCAGCTGGATGCCCTTGTTCATGCGCATCGGGGCGGTCTTGGTGTAGTACGGCAGGCCGATACCGCGCACCGTTTCCAGGTAGTCCGCCGGCGCGAAGCGCGTCAGGAACATGTCGGGCACGCCCAGCGGGAAGGCGATGGCTTCACCGTCGGCCAAGGCCAGGTCACCGCCGGTATTGCCCTGCAGTTCTTCGAAGGTGATATCGCCGAACACGAAGCCCTTGCGGACGTCATCACGCAGCGCGGCACCGTCCTGCCAGCGCTCGTAGGCCTTCTGCACTTCCGGGTGGTCGGTCAGGGCATCGAAGAAGCCGGCGCTGCAGAACACGTGGACGCCGGTGTACGGGATGCCGCCCAGCTTTTCCTCGATCGCGCGCTTGATCGCAATGCACTTGGCGCGGACCTTGGTGGCGTCCTTGTTCAGTTCCATACCGATGACGGTCTGGCTGACACCGAATTCGTCGTAGAAGTCGATGATCACCGAGCCGTCGGCATCAAGCAGCTTGCCCTGCAGCGCGCCCATGCGGTGGTACTCGATGGTGAAGTCCAGGTCGCGCTTGTGAACCACCTGCAGCGCGTTGACCACGGCGGCAACATTATTGCCTTCCGGGTCGGTCGGGTCATAGACACCCAGCAGCTGGTCGGCCATGACCGTCGAGATCTGCGGGAGGTGAGTGGTTTCCAGCAGCTTAACCTTGCCGCGCTCCAGGCCCTTGGGCTGGCCGGGTGCACCACGCGGCGCGTTCGGGACCAGCACCAGCTTGGTGCCGTTGATACCCACCTTGACGATGGTGGTGCCAACCAAGCCCTGTTCCTGGAACAGGCGCATGTCGGCCAGCCGGGTGGAGATGCGCGGCAGGTTGTTGATGTAGGCGTTCAGGGCATCGAAGCTCAGCACGCCCAGCGCCAGAAGAATCTGCAGATCCATGGTGATTTCTCTCTCGGAAGGGGATACGAAAAGGCCCCGCCGAAGCGGGGCCAAGGGTCAACGGGTGGAAGGGGCGATGCTCGGTCAGCCGCTGGCGGCGGCGATGGTGATGGTGTCGGTGGTCGCTTCGTCCAGGTCGGCCGCGGTCACCTTGAGGGTGTAGTCGCCCGCAGCGCTCAGCGTCGCGGCATCCCAGGTGATGACGCCGCCCACAGCGGCCTTCGCGCCGCCGCCGGTCAGGTTGCCGGTGCCGGTGGCCTTGGCCAGG